ATCGCATGCGGGAGCAGCAGTGAATCTAGGATCGTCTTCTTCTGGATCTGGATATGCTTCAGAGGGGAATGTCCCGTCTCTTGCGCGAACACACTGTGCTGTGATTTCTATCTTTGCGTCTGGTTGTCCGAATAGTTGTCGAGGTTGCCCAAGAGATACTATCTCGTACTTCTGTTCGCCGTATTGGATGAAGTCGCCTTCGCGAACAAACAGGTTTTGGTCCTCTGTTAATCTCCTCTTATGGAAGTGAATAACAACTGAGGATTTCTTATCAATCCCGAAGCCTGTTGTGGTTGTTTCTTCGCCTTGCCACTCTGCCAACACTTCAACGTGGACTGGTGGCAAGTAGGTTTTATTTATTGCCTCTCCGTAGAGGGGGTGAAAGTCTGAATGCTTGACACTGATGGGGTAATATAGGATGGAAGTTCCAATTACCCTCTCCATCACCTCGTCGGTGACTTGCTTTACGAGATCCTTTTCTTTCTTTCCCGTAAAAAGAGGTGGAGGTGGTGCTGCTGGTTGTTCCCACTTGTTGTCGTTATTAGACACTTATTCCCCTCCTATCCCACAAAGATAAGTAAGGGGATTTTCTGCTGAATTTTGTTAGCGTTTTCAATCAGCTCGGCATCACCAGACATCAATTTGCCATATGTCATTTCGTCGAGGATTGTTTTAAGTTCTTCACGAAGCTTGTCTTGCTCTTCTCTTGCCTGTGTAGCCAACTGATCTCCATTGAGAGTTACTGACTCGCCTGGAATCGGTATGGTGGCAAATTTGCTTCGTGTCAAGCCAAGTGTCTCTTTACTGAGAGACAGGCAAAAGCGGCGTATCCACTGCTTGCCAATTGAGTTGATATTTTCGTATGGGACATTATCAAGAGGGAGCGTGTTCATGTTGTTGATGCCATCAACCCCAATATCGGTTATTCCGTCTTGCTCCCAATTATTTCCTGGAATGGTAAACTCAAACCACATCTTGTCAATGTTATATGCTGATGGATTTGGAAACACCCTAAGTTTGTTGTTCCTAAGTTCATATGAACACTGAGATGTTCTCGTATAGAGTGCGTCCTCGTATGCCATTGCTTGAAGCTTGTTTTCCCAAACTGGCACCACCTGAAATGTGCTGTCATCTGCATACTGCCCATACGACGTCAGGTTGCCGATAACATTCAAGCCGCCTTGGTATCCAAAGAACCTCCACATGACGCGGGGACTCTTGTAAAACACCTTCTTAATTAGGATTTTTTTATTATCTACTTGCCCACTAAACGATGAGCTCATAATGATATCCTGCAAGTCATAATCCTGCTTATCTGCCTTGACAGCAAAGGAAGCTGAGTATACGGTTGTACTGCCTCCGACGTTTGCTTCCTCGGAAATACCATCAGCAACACGACGAGCATATGCGTAATCGAACAATGGGTATTTTAAGCCAACGTGCCCCCCGTCAAGCGACGAACTAAGCACACCTGCCTTCATGTCGCCTTTGTGATCAAACGTTCCTGTCTGGGCGCCTAGTACGTCAGAGAGGATGTTCTTGGACTGGTGGATGTTCACAAGGTAAGAGTATTCTAAACACGCTTCTTCGTAGGCAGCGTAAACACTCTCTTCCTTAATCTCTAAATCAAGGACGTCGCCGCCGAGCTTTCTATATGTATACTTAACTTGGTCGACGGCGCCTGAGATGAAATCGTCAGATGTATAAGCAACTGTTGCAAGAGAAGCAGTCACCAATGTGTAGGTTCCCGTTACCGGGAGGACTGAAACGCTTGAATTGCTTTTTGGAGTTAGGACGGGAGCTGCCATGCGGGATACCTCATAAGATATTATAATTCACTTAGTAAGTAGTATATTTTCCAAGTAAAGGAAGCACAAATAAAAAACCCGCCACAAGGACGGGTTCTTCATATATTATGTATTGGTTTTGATTAGCCGAGTAAATCTTCGACGAGAACCAATCCGTACATGTCAGGACGCACCATTTTCTTCGCATAGCGAGTCATCACACCCTTTCTGGGTACGAAGTCTTCTGGACCAAAAATGGTAGGCGTGACTTGCAGTGGCACATAAGGGGAGTAAACATATCCACTTTCGAGGAAGTTACTACCTTTACGTCCAACCAAAATTGCATTGCGAGGAAAGTAAGGATCGACGTGAACGTCCCACTTGCCCTGTAATGTGCCGACGGTTACAGTACCAGCGGTACCTTTGTCGTCATCATGAGTTACTTTAGCACGGAAGCCGGCTGTGAACTCAAGAATGTTGGCAACTTCAGGAGAACAAACCAAGAAGGTTGCTCCACCACGAAGTACTTTGCGGTGAATCTGAGCAGAGATGTCATTCACTGTTTCCAGCAAAGTCTCATACCATTCAGAAACGGTACCGGTGAAATCGCCAGCATTCGCTGCAGACAATGGCTCGCCAGTTCCGCGATTCAAGAATTTACCAGGGCGTCGGCTCCAGTAGTACTTGGCTGCTTCAGCACCTTTTACCAAATCGTTCAAGATTTCTTGATCGATTTCGAGAGCAATTTGTTCAGACAGAATGCTTGTCAATTCAACTTCGGCGTCGAGGTTGTGATAAGCGTTCAAATCTTGTCCCAATTCAGGACTCCACTTTGCTTTCAATTTCTTGGTAACTGCGGTAACAGCAACACTGTCAACTTTGATGTCGATTTCAGGAATCGCTTCGTTGTTTTCCAATCCCCAGGGATCTTCACCAACAACGGCTCCTAAAGCGTTAGCGTCTGCAAACTTGTCTTTCAACGGAACAGAAGCAGTAAATCCGGTGACAGCGGGGCCAGTTGTAACAGCACCCGTTGCCTGAGTAATAACCAAAGTCAACGTGTCTACACCATTTCCTGTCGTGCGGCGACGAACCAAAGAATCGGTGCCGCTCAGAGCAGTAAGGTTGGTAACTGCAATCAAGTTATCCAAATTGATGTTGTCCATATCATAGTTACCAGTTCCGGTATCGCTGTTGATGTTGCAAGTAAAAGTAGCAACACAAGCAGCGTCGTTGGTATCGCCCAAAGCCATGATATCAGGATCATAATCAATCTGAGTTAATACGGAATCAGCTGCACCACTAATCACTGTTGAAGGAAGACTTGCAGTAAGAATACCATTTACAGAGCCAGTTGGTGAACTGTAACCACTTTGCAAGTTGTAGAATCCGCCACCGTCTTCGGTAAGATCATCAACACCTTCAGTGATTTGAGAAGCAACTTTTCCTCCGCCATAAACGGAATCTGGAGTTAAGCCACCAGTTAAGCCACTCTTGGTATCTGCAGTTGTAAAGTCCATGAAGAAAATGAGGCCGGATGGCAAGCTCATTGGCTGAACGGACACTAAGTCATTCGCAATCAATCCACCGAATACACGACGAACGATTGGGAATGCAACAGCTGCGAAACCTTCAACGTCTCCAGCCTGCATTGTGGATGCTTCACGAAGAAGCTCTTTTGCTTGGTTTTCGAGTAAGCGACTCATATAGTTTTTATCACGGTCGTTGGTGAGTCCTTCCAAAAGTCCAGTCTGTTCCCACTTGTTAAGTAGAGCAGTACCTTCTTTGGACAGATCACGATCAACAATACCTTCTGTTAATTTTTGTAATACTGACATTTTAAATGTCTCCTTTGTAGTTAGATTATTTAATCCCCGCCAACAGCTTCCACCGTTGCTCATGGGGATTACTAATTTTTTGTTCTTTGCGTCGAGGCAATTTAACCGACGTATTATTTCTAACTACTTCGCTTAGTGATTCAGGTCGTCCGTGCCTCTTGGTGGACACCACTGTGCTTTGAAGTGTGTCGAATACAGTCTTTGCATGCTCAACTGTCTTTACTTCCTGAAGTGCCCCGACAGCAATTTGCTTCTGTCGCTCATTCAAAGAGCCGGTCTTTAATACTTCATTAATGTAAAGGAGTTTAGCACTTTGAAGGCTGATATCCTCTAACGTCGTTGTGAGCTTCCGGATATTATCCTTCTGCTCTGTTAGCTCCGACTTCAATTTCTTGTTGCCGGCTTTGAAATTATTGTTCTGTGCTTTGAGGGCACTAATAGTTTCTAAAAGTTCGTTTGTTTTTCCTGCGATTGCTTTAACATCAATAGATTCGTTGGTTGCTTCCTTTTCAGCGACGAT